TTATTTTTTGCCTTTATTTACCGGCTCACCCGTAAACGGGTCTATATATTCTTTTAAACTTATTTGGTCGCTTACTATATCTTCTTGTAATTGATTTTTTACATATTCTCTTATTGCCTTTTCATTACGTCCAACTGTGTCTACATAATATCCTTTACACCAGAATTGTCTGTTTCCATATTTATATTTTAAATTTGCATGTCTATCAAATATCATTAGCGAACTTTTTCCCTTCAAATATCCCATAAACTGCGATACACTTATCTTTGGCGGTATACTCACAACCATATGTATATGGTCAGCACAAGCATTTGCTTCTATTATCTCTACTCCCTTATATTCACACAATTTTCTTAATATCTGACCAATATCCGCTTTTATTTTTCCATATATTATTTGTCTACGATATTTTGGTGCAAAAACAATATGATATTTGCAATTCCATGTTGTATGTGCTAAAGTATTATTATGATTCATTTGAATCTCCTCCTTTGATTAATTAATTGGTTGTCGGACCATCTTAATTATATCATTGGAGGTTCTTTTTTGCTCACCGCTATAAGCTTTTTTGAACCCCACGCATAGCGCGGGGTTTTCTGTTTACAAAAAAAAGAGTGCTGACATAAGTCAGCACCCTCTTTTATCAAATCCGATATACGAATTGTAATAACAGATTATTCTGCAATAGTTAAAGCCTTATCATAAACGCCCTTAACAAGCTGAGCCATTTCAGCTCTTGTAATGTTCTTAACAGGGTCAATCTTGTTGTTAGAACCCTTAACAATACCAGCATTTACAAGTGCAGCAACAGAAGTTCTTGCATAGTTTGCAATACCTACTGTATCGCTGAAGTTATCAAGGCAAGCTACGTCAGTATCAAGTTCAACACCCATAGCATTAAGAGCATTAGCAACCATAACCATCATATCCTGTCTTGTAATGTAATTTTCTGGCTTGAATGTGTTGTCATTGTAGCCGTTTACAATACCGTAAGCCTTAGCTGTAGCAATAGCCTTTGCGTAGTACTTGCTAGAATCTACATCGCTGAAGTTAGCTGTTGAAGTAGAGTCAATACCAAGAGCTCTAACGAGCATTACTACAAAGTCGCCTCTCTTGCTGTTAGTAGCAGTACCGAATGTATCAGCACTTAAACCATTAACAACGCCTGCCTTAGCAAGTGTAGAAACTGCATCATTTGCCCAGTGAGTTGCAGGAACATCCTTGAATGTTACATCAGCACCGTCAGCCTTAGGTGGGTTTACAGCGAATGCAGCATTAGAAGTTGTAGTTTCTGTAGCTTCACCAGTAGTTACTTCTGTAGCAGTTTCGTCAACTGTTGTAGCTTCAGTAGTTGTTGCCTTAGCACCACTATTGATTACAGCACCTGAACCACCACCACTTGAAGTCTTCTTAGTAGTAGTTTCTGTCTTAGAAGTTGTAGCTTCTGTAGTTGTTTCAGTTGTAGTAGTAGTAACAGTTGTAGCTGTTGTCTTTTCTGCTACATCTGGGTAAACAACCTCGTCGCCTGCGTCATGAACGTAAGCAACCTTTCTTGCAAGGAATGGACCCCAGTTGAATGAACCGTCAGCTCTTCTAGTATAGTGCATATTTTCATCAATAGAAGAATATGGGTCAATACTTTCGAAGAAGTTTTCTGGATTTACATATTCATCATTAGAGTTCTTACCCTGTTCACCGTTGTAGTAAGTGATGTAGTTGTTTTCACTTACAATAGGAGTCTTGCTGAGGTTACCATATGTAGTATCAGCTTCGCCCTTATCAGTCCAAACACTACCAATCTGGTCGAAGTTAATAGCACCCTTAGCTGGGTCTGCACAAGAAACAACACCCTTCATATCGTAGTCGAACTTATAAGGCTTCTTATTAGCATCTGTCTGGCTACCGTTTTCATCCTTCATGATGTTACCAGTACCAGAGTAAAGCTTAATGTTAGGACCTTCGTTGTTATAAGAAATAACATTTCTCATCTTGAAGCCTGGGTTGTAGTTAGAGTCTACACCACTTCTCTTGTTACCCCAAGAGATACAATCCTTTAAGTAGTGAGCAACATGGATGTTTTCGCCACCCATCTTGAAACCGTTACAACCAGCACCGTTGCCCCAGTCAGTTTCTGAAGCATCGTCATTTAACTGGTAACCATTTCTATAAGCTACACAATTTTCAACCTGAACAGGACCGATAGCACCTGTTGCAAGCTTAGTATAACAATCCCAACCATCATCGAGGTTGTGGTGAGATGAACAACCAGAGAATACGTTGTTGTAACCTGCTGTTAACTTACAAGCGAAACCATCGGCATTGTTCTTAGATGGGTCGTTGTTGTTGTAAGATTCACAGTTTAATACAAGGTTGTTGCTTGGCCATTCGCTTACAGATACTTCTGTAGCAATTAAACGAGAAATCTGGAAACCTAATTCACCATTGTCATGGAAAGTACAGTTCTTAACTTCATCGTAGTGACCACCAAGGTAGAATGCCTTACCGTTACCCATAGCATTCTTTACTTCAATACCATCAAATGTCCAGTAGCTACCTGATACAGAGAAACCTTCGTACTTGCCTTCAAGGTCAAGAACTGGGTGAGCACCTTCGTCAGCCTTGATAGTCTTTCTACCGTCAGCCTTACCAGAAAGTGATTCGCCGATTTCAATCTTAGCAGCTTCTGTATTCTTGATGTTGTATGTACCATCAAGCATTACAATAGTAGTACCAAACTTAGACATACCAATAGCTGATTCAAGGTCAAGAGGATTTTCTCTAGTACCGTCACCATCTACAGCACCGTTTGGAGCTACATATAATGTGTTAAAGTCTTTAATGTTACTCTTCTGAGTTACGTTAAATCTTGTTACAACTGGTTCGAAAGATACACAGTTATCAGCTGTACTTGGCTTGTAAACGATAGTAAATTCATTTACAGAATCAGGTACAAGTGTAGTGTTGTAAATAGAAGTCTTCTTAGATACAGCACCATCCTGAATGATAACATTACCATTCTGAGAAACGTCAATCTGACCACCGTGAGGGTTGTTAGCCTTGAAGCTTAACATATAGTCTACAGTAGTAGAGTAGTTACTAGAAATCATAGTAAGCTTTGGTGAATATTCCTTTTCATCAGCAGGAATAGTTACCTTATCTGTGTTAGGGTCGATTTCGTGAAGTTCAATATTTTCGAATGTAGCATCAGCCCAACGACAAGCAGATAAACCTACTGTCATGTAAGTATCATTCTGAGTATCTAATAATGAGTTAATGTTAAGATTACTAAGTGAATCATATTCAGTCTGAGTTTCGCCAGTCTGATAGTTGTAAGTAGTAATCATGTAACCTTCGTTAATCTTCTGTAATGTGATGTTGTACTTGTCACCCTTTACAGGAACAGTATCAGTAGTATCCTTGATACCAACTCTTTCACCACCACCATCAGTAGCAACTACGCCAGTTCTGATGAGAATGTTAATTCTGTTCATCTGAGTCTTAGTGTAGTATGTAGAACTCTTTGTATCTGTTGGATATGTAGAGTCTGTAGTAGCACCTGCAACTACGATGTTAGATGCGAAAGTATTTTCAACGTCTGTGTAAGAAACAGCATATGTATCCTTGTTCTTATCAGTTACAGTCTTATTTTCAACATAAGCTTCATAGATATCAACAGGAGTACCGTCGTCATCCTTCATAGCCTTTGTTGGGTCAGTAGTCATATGGTTACCAAGACCACCTGTGTAGTTACCATCTGCATCAATACCACCAGCAAATGGGATAACATCTCTTGCTTCAAGACCGAACATTTCCTGACCTGTACGAAGCATATCAATAGCTGTTGTACGGTCAACACCTGCTGAAGCCATCTTAGCTTCAATTCTAGCAGCATCAGCTGGGTCATCAGGGTCAGCTACATATCTGTTTACTGTTACATCAGCAGATAACTTGAAGTTCTTCTTAGCATCTACTAATGTATAGAAGTAAGCCTTACCATCCTGGTCACCAGACTGCTTACCAGACTGTGTCCAAGAATTTAATCTTACAGAACTTACATTGTCAAGCTTACCGCCTGTCATGTTGATTGAACCGAATTCTTTGTTCTTAGAATCGTTTACAAACTGGTTACCTTCATTATCTGTTAAGATAACCTGAGAAGATTTACTTTCTGCGTTACCAGATACACCCATTGAAGATGCACCGAATAACATACCCTTCCAAACGTAATCCTTCTTAGCAGTTGTAGTAGTTACAAGTTCGATAGATGAATTAACACCTAAAGTATTTACGTTGATGTAAACCTTACCTGTACCTTCTGAAGCTGTGTTGAACTGGCTTAAGTCGATGTAGTAAGTTGCAGCCTTAGCAACTGCTTCTTCTACAGCATTGCCTTCTGAATCATAGTAGCTAGAACCATCGAATAAGTAGTAAACAGTCTTACCGTCTACAATTGTATCAATGTTCTGAGTCTTACCTGTGTTGTAAAGAACGTTTAACTTTAATCCAGTTGGATTGAAAGTATCGCCTACCATATAAGTAAGTAATGGATATGATTCAACCTGTGGGTAAACAATCTTAACAGTTGTTACAAGAATGTCATAGCTTACAGTAACACTAGGGTCATTCTTATAAGTAACTGTAACCTTCTGGTTACCTACCTGAGTAAGGTCATAACCTGAGTAAGTGTAAAGGCTCTTGTCAAGAGTACGGTATACTGTAGTACCATCTTCAAGAACATACTTACCTTCAATTATAAGACCTGAATCATCAAAGCTTTCGCCCTGAACGAAGTTTACCTTATCAGGAACAACACCAACTCTGATGCTTTCTAACTTAGCATTCTTAACGTTAATATCGTAAGTTGCACTAACATTGTTAGGGTCAATAGTTGTATCAGCATCTGTGTACATTACTGTAACAGTATGAGTACCAACTAAATCAGACTTAAGTTCTGTGCCTTCTGGTAATTCCTTACCATTTACATAGAGCTTATAGTTCTTTGTTGTTAAAGTCTTTGTAGTACCGTCTTCGAATGTAGCAACTGGAGTAAGACCGTTAGAGTCAAATGCAGTATCTACAAGGAAGTCAGTTCTTACTGGAAGATAATCTAACTTAAGGTCTGTTACCTTCTTACCTGTAACATTTACATTAAATGTAACAGAAGCAGAACCTACAGAAGCCTTAATTTCCTTTTCACCAACAGATGTGAATGTATTCTTACCACCTGTTGTATCTTCGAAACCAGTTAATGTAATATCATCTAAGCTGTCGATAATATCAGTAGTACCGTTTTCGTAAACAACCTTTACAGATAAACCTGTAGAGTCGAATGCTTCACCAACATAGTAGTCAGTCTTGTTTGGTAAAGAGTTTAATTCAATACTCTTAACCTTTGAGCTACCAACTGATAACTTGTGGTCAGTTACACTAACGTAAGCATCTCTTGCTGCGAAGTAACCAACATAAAGCTTTTCAGATTTAGCAAAGAGGTCAGAAACGTCAATAACCTGCTTGCTACCATTGATAGTGATTGAAAGAGATGTACCACTCTTTCTTAAAGTATAAGTAACTTCACCGTCATAATCCTGCTGGTTAGTACCGATAGGAGTTGCATCGAACTTAGCCTTGTTACTCTTGTCATTAGAAACTCTTGTGCAAAGGTAAGCCATAGCTTCAGTCTTGTCAGGAACCATAGCACCTGCCATAACTGAATTACCGTCAGTTACACCACTAGCTACATCAGTTGCAACACCTGATGCGTCTTTTCTGTACTTGCTGTCAAATACAATAATACCTGAACCACCCTGTTCCTTAGGGTTAAAGTTCTTACCCATACCAAGTTTCATTTTACCTGTCATTACAAAGTCGTCATCCTTTGAAATTTCAGACGCATAGTAAGTGTAAGAATCTTCAGAGTTAGATAACTTACCGATTGCCTTACCTGCTGAAGCTGTATCTACATATACCTTGAAAGCTGTATCGCTAGTCTTGTCAACTTTGTTGTAGTTGCTTGCATAGTTAGCTGATGATGGGTCATCGTTACCGTTGAAACCGTTACCGCCGATAGTCATTGCACCAGCTTCAACAGCTTCGCCAACTTTACTAACCTTTACATTGTTATATGTAATATCAGCACATCTTGATGCAAAGAAACCAACATAAATATCATCAGTCATTGAAAGTCCAGAACCGTCAATTACTGCTGATTCTGTACCAAATGTAACTGTGTAGTTAGTACCAGACTTCTTGATACTTACAGGAATATCATCACCTGGCTGTGGTACAGATGTAAGTGTAGTAGTCTGCTTGTCAGAAAGTACACCAGCTTTTCTTGTGTATGCAAAACTCATATCACCTGGAAGAGCGTCGCCCTTTACTGTCTTAAGCATTTCAATAGGACCTGCTGTAACGTAATCACCAAGTGTAGCACCATCTGTAGTGTTACCATCGTTTACAAGTACATTATCTCTTACTGTAGCACCGAAAGAAACCTGATTGTTTGCATTGTTAATACCATTTACGTGTGCAGTAGCAGAAATTGTGAAATCGTCATCTGCCTTTAACTGCTGATAGTACATTACAATACCATCCTGGTCAGAACTAATCTTACCCTGACTATCAACAGCCTTTGATGGGTCGTTGTAATCTGGTACACCCATTCTTACCTGAACGCTGTTACCATTTTCCTTAACATCGTAAGGCATAACACCGTTTTTGTATAATGGACTTTCAGTATTGCCGTAGTTATCAATTCTTTCCTGTGTACCTACACTACCGAAAACTGTAGCTTTCCATGGAGAAGTTGTTGGCCAAGTTTCGCCATCAACGATACCATATTTGCCATCTTCGCTAGTAGTAGCAACAGCATCTTCTCCGTTAGTAACTGCAACACCTGAAACAGTAGCGTCACTAGGAGATGTTTCAGAGCTTTCTACAGTAGTTTCGCCTGTAGCTACGTCTGCGTCTTGGGCATAAACTACATTAAATGATGTAACGAGCATCGTTGTAGCTAATGCCATAGCTAATAATCGCTTTTTCAAAAAAATTCCTCCTTTATATAAAGTTGACACCTTGGACTCGAGTGTCCCTACAAGATATAGAGCAAAAAAAACAGCCCTTTTCACTCAAATAAACCGTTGCACCTCAATTTATCTAGCCAAAAGCACTTTCTTTTGAACATACCCTCTTGTAGTCAATATCATTATATCGAAATTTCACCTAAAAAGCAATATTCAAACCCACTAAAAAGCACCAGTTTTTACAATCCAAATGTCTATTTACGCAAACTTTTTGATACATATTTACCATAATAACTTTTTATCACTAAATATAGGTGTGACCCCACTGTTTAAGCCTAAATGTTCTATATTTTACAATAAATTGATAATTTTTCTTCTTAATAATAAGTTTGTTACTGTTCAGCTTTTGTACAAAATGCACAAATTTTCTTTTTATCAAAAACTAACAACATTAGTTAGAATTTTAACTAAATTATAATTTTTCTTAAACATTAAAAAAGCCGACATACTCTATAGTATATCGACTTTCTATTTGGTTTACATTCCGTCAATTTTATTAAATTCTTCTACAATTTTGAAATCTTCGAATGTAAATTCCATTTCTTCATCTAAATATTCACCCTCAGCGTCAAATTTAGCAAGTATACCTCCGTCAATGTTACAATCAATAAGAATTACTGATTGTCTGCCTACATCACTTGAAGGGTCTTCATTTACCACCTGAATATCAAAGTATATATCCTGACCTGTATTTTTGTACTCCTTTAACAGCCTACGAAAAATACTTGTATTATAATGAAACTTGGCACTACCCTTGCCTACCCAACCTGTAGACCTATTACCTCTGCCTGTTTTTCCTAATATAGGCACTTGAATTTTTGTTTTCTCCACTTTTGCTGTCAAATTTATTGCCTGCATAAAGTTGTATCTGTTGTTTTCTATTGTAACGTAACACTCTGCCATTTTGGCACTTAATGTGTCCCTTACATTCATTATTGCACTCATACCTTAACCTCCTTATTCCAATGTAACTTTCATATAAAGCTGTTCCATTGAGTTTACTGGGCATATCTTTTCATAAATAACAACACTGTTTTTGCTATCTCCCATTTCTACAGAAATAGCCTCCTCATCAAATTCATCCAATGCCCTTATGCTCACAAGTTTTTCGTGATACTTTACTAAATCAGCCCAAAGAGAATTTCTGCCGGAAGTATCGTTAGGTACTTTACCCATATAATATTCTTCAAAAAGTACAGCCACATCAGTAGCTATCTGGTCACATATTCTTACTGTCTGATTATTCTGGAACATTTTGCCCTTTTCTGTAGTCACATTTACAAAAGAGTTAATGTCCTTTAAAACCCTCATTTTGTCCCCCACTCTGTGGAACACAAACTCACCTGACTTAATCTTGTTTTCAAGCTCACTTTGAGTATAAATGCTATCTATTTCAATTTCCCCGTCATATACCTTATTTGTAAGACTTTCATTTATCTCACAACCTGCAACTGCACCGGCTACCCAATAAGCCAGAAAATAATCTTCGTCAGACACTGCGTAAGGGTCAATATTTATTACACCCTCATAATCAGCAAAGTAGTTATGTATTACTGCCTGAAACTTCTTGCCTACAGTATCTCTCATTCTCTTTGTGTACTCTGCCACAAGTTGACTAATGCTTTCATTATCTGAAATTACAGCAAGAGCATTAAAACTGTAATTTTCAATACTTTCCAAAAACTTTTCTACTGTCTGCCCAGTTGTAGAACCGTTATTGCCACCTGTCATTGGCGTACTTGCTGTATTTGTAAGTGTTGCATTTCTTTTCCATACAACAAAGTTATTATCTTTTAATTCTGCCATAGTCTTTACTCTCTGAGTATCTACAACAGTTGTTCCTACATATACATATACATTTTTGTAACTGCTGTCATCAGGGTCTGTATAAACTGAAATTTTAATATCATTACCTCTTAAACCTGTATATCTAGCTTCTCCAAAGGCACAGCTTGCCTTTTTAGCATTATCACCGTTTATTCTGCCGGCATATATTTTACTGGCATTCTTAAATATATCCCTGATACCCATTAATTTGTAATCCAAAGCATCATAGCCAAACAACTTCATACTATTTCTGTAAAAGTCATCAGCCGTTACCTCAAATATTCCCGTAGGACCCCAATCAAAGCTATCCCCTAAGGCTACAACACCTCTTTCACCAAAAACCGTTGCACCTGTAGCTGTTGTTACAAAGTTAATATAAGCTCCGGGAATTGTCTTATTCTGTGTTACAAATGTTCCTCCTCCAAGTGCCATAAACTACACCTCCCTTTCCAAAAAGCCATTTATTGCTTCGTCTACTTCTTCAAGGGTGTATTCCTCATTTTCATCAAGTACTACACCAATAATATCAATGTATTTGCAATACTTCTTTGACTTTTTAATTTCTTCTACTGCAAATTTTTCTTCCATATATATACCTCCTATAAACTACCGTTTTTCTCCATATAGGCACAAAGCTGTGTATAGTTCATATCCTCTACATTGGGAATATTTTCATAACTGTCAGCCGGTACAACACCCTTAAATTCCTGTTTATTAAACAAGTATTCTGTTTCCTTATTACCCTTGAGATTGTCAAGCTGTTCCTTAATGCCAGTCAATTTACCACTTTCATCAAACTTAATTTCTTCCATATTAAGTAAAGCCTTAACAGCCTTATTTGTTTTAACACTGTAGGAATTAAGCACATTTTCGATTTCATAATTTAATTTAATATCTGCAATTTCCTTATCCTTTTCACCAATACTTTCATCAAGCATTTCCAAAATTTTATTGCAGTTTTCCTCATCAATTCCCATTTCTAAAAGTCTTTCTTTCAAATTACTTCCTCCTCTATTGTAAAATCATATTTATTCATAATCGGCTTTTCTTCATCATATATGAAGAAACAGTTATAGCTTACTGTAAAGCAAATATTGTCATCGTTTTTCTCCATTGTCATATTAGTACCCATAATAGGTCCGTCTTCCATTTCCAGTGTAGAAAACAGCTGAAACAATGCCATAACAACACTGTTGCTATCCATTCTTCCACCATTTCCATAGTACCTTACCTCAAATGTGTTTTCAGATTTATACCTTTTTCCAAGATAAAGGCTGTTCTTTATTTCTGTACATTCTAACTGAAAACAAGGTTCTTTAAACCCCTGTGGTACTTCGTCAGCAAAAATCTTGCAGTCAGGAAATTTCTTTCCCAACTGCTTACCCATTGTCTTTATAATTTCATTAACCACTACGCCCACTCCTTAACATATTCGGCTACAACTTCACAATGAGTTTGAAACTCTGCTGTAGCTCCGGTATTTTTAAGTTCCGTTGTTTTATTTTCACTTTTCACTACTATGTAACTACCCTCTTTTATGGTTATATCCTTAGGAAAAAACATTTTCACAGTTGTTCCCTGTAATGAAACACCGTCTGAATTTTTCTCCTGTCCTGACTTTAGCTTGCCGTTGAAAAGTCCTGTAGCATAGGATATTCTACAAGGCACATTACTATGTACTATCTGTCTTTCGTGCCTTGTAATACTGTCCTCTGTAATTTCACTATATTCGTAAATATCACATTTCAAATTCATAAGACCCTCAACAACCTTTTTAGCCTTTACCAACGCATTTTTCGGTAGCATACTAATTCACTTTCCTTTTTAGTAAGTGTATTTATAAGGTTGTCAAAAAGCTGAGAATGATTAATTCTTTCATTAAATGAAATGCTTACATCACCCTCCTGAATATTGGAAACAGCACTTTCCACATCAAAACCATCTAACTCACCCATAGAAGCCTTGGTTTGGAGGAAACTGCCACAGCATATATCTGTGGCAACATATTTTAATCCCTCCGGTACAGACTCTAAATTACAGTAATTCATAATATACTGTTCAGTTTCAATCATAGCCTGTTCCAATGTAAATTCGTCATCTTCCTGAAGTTCATAGCCTAGTGACAAAAGTCTTAAAACAACATCATCATAATTTAACATTTACGCTCTGCCCTTTGAAATAATTCTAGCAATAGGAATAGCCTTGTGGTTAATATATTTTGGTTCTTCTGAACCGTCATTGACAAGCTCCCAGTTCTGACCGTCTGCAAGCTCCTTATTAGTTGGCGACAATGTTTTCTGATTTTTCTTTGTATAGCTGATACCAAATGGTGCAAAGCACTTTCTCTGTCTGACATATAAAGTATCCTGACCACCTTTTACCATTGGGTTTCTGTCCATTTCATAAGGCACTTTAGCACCAATGTCCTCGTAGTCAAAAGCACCTTCACCTAAAATATATGTAGTGTAAACACTTTTGCCGTCTTTGCCTTCACTTACCGGCATAGAATCGTCAATTAAAACAGCTCTGCCATTCCATGTAGCAAGGGTTAAATCTCTCTGAATACCATTTCTGTCAGTCTGCTTTAAATAAGCAAGAAGATTGAGATTTTCAAGGTTTGTTGCTACTTCTGAGTGCATAATAGCAATAGTAAAGGAGTTCTTGTTGTCCCCACCTGCTTTCTGAATAGCCTTGTTTAACGTAGCCGGCTCTACCATACCGTCATTTTCTGATGTAATGTCGTAGGTATGCTCATTTACAAACTTGAGATTTTCTTCTCCTGTCATATTGTAAATACCTGTTAAAATAGCAAGCAATGTATCTTGGTCCACATCGTCAAAGTATTCAGAAACCTGCTGTGCTACTGAGTCCATAAAACCACCACCGGCAGTAATATCCTCTGCAAAGTCACTTTCTACCCATGCCTTTGCTCTACCTACAACCACTACACCTCTTTCGTAAGAAGTTGTTGTATCTGCCATAATGTCTGTTTCACCGTCATAGTTAAGAGGTTCTCCGTCAAGTAAGCCATACATAGGTAATATTGCATAGGCTGTACCTGTCTGATTGCTGAAAGCATTTCTGATTTCACTATTTCCTCTTAAAGCCTTACTTCTAATAAGTTCGTTTTTGTTTAACTTCGGAATTCTTTCAATGTACGCACCAAAAGCCTCCGGATTAAATGTTTTACTATTAAATTTTGCCATAAATTTTTTCCTCCTTAATTATCAAACAAATTCTGTATTTTGATTTCCTGTTATTAATCTTGATTTTGATAAGCTGTCTTTAACGCTTATTTTTACAGGCATATTGCCCATATAGTTATTAGATAAACAATAGTTTCCACTTATAATACCTGCCGAATTTACACTTTTACAATTTATAACTGTTGCCGAATCGTTTTCCATTTTTGCAAAACAACAATTTACTATTCTCATAAGAGCCGAACAGTTTTTAAAATAAATTGCATTTACACTTAATTTAGTATTCTGATACTGTTCAAACCAACAAGTGTCTATTACTACATTTTCAGCTTGAATATACAACAAAGGTTCACTTGAATTACCCTTGCTGTCTGCGAATTTTAAGTTTTTAAGTTCCACATCCTTAGCTGTTATGTTGAAAATAGCTTTTACACTGTCAGCTCCTGCCTGATATAAATTTGTACTGTTATTACAGCCATGTATGTAAAGTGTTTTGTTTATATTTACTGTAGACTTAAATTTATAATATCCACTTGCCACGAATATAGAACAGCCTACTTCTACTGCGTTTATTGCATTTTGAAAAACAATAGATGAGTCCTCTGCCGAACATATAAAGTCAGCAACTTTCTTAACTCTCTCACTGCTGTTTTCCGATGCAATTACAATTTCGTGATTGCCTTTAACAGTAATATTTTTTGCACTGTCTATACCATCAGCTAAAGCACTGAAATTGCTGTTAAATATATTTATGTCATAAAAATCCGTTTCCTTTGGATATGTTAATCCATAATTTGTATTCATATTTCCTCCTTTATCTTGGACTTTCTCCTCCTGTATTAATGCCCTTCACAAGTTTTTCTACAAGAATGTCCAATATATCTTCGCCATTTTGTCCAGTTATATTTTGTGTAATACCACCCATATTTATATTTATGGAAGAACTGTTGTCTGAACTTGTATAGTTTCTTTCCATTGCCTGTGGAATATAACTCTTGTCATCGGCTATATAGCTCTTTTCCAAGGATTGAAAAATAGGATTTACAGACTCATTATTTCTCACAAATTGTGGCATAAAGTCATTTTTAGTCGAACATACTTTTTGAAATTTATTAATATTTTCTTCCATAGGGTCAAAATTGTTAATAACATCGTTGTTTTTAACATTTGTAAACAAATTATCAACTGTGTTATGCACATACCCACCTGTAACCCCAGTATTTAATACTGTTTCACTGCTTTTTATATATTTTTCGACTATATTTTTCCTTATACTACTTAAATCCTCAGCACCCTCGATATTTCTTTCAAACTCTTGTAAAATAGCACCTTTGTCAACATCTGTCATATTATTTCCATAGCTATCCTTGTATAAACCACCTAAAAATAAGTTATCCACATTTCCACAATCATTTTGTGGATAATTATTGCTATATTGTGAAAAACTCTCGTCTGCCTCTCTAACCCTCTTATTTACTGGATTTTCCGTATCGAACATACTTTCATTTTTTAAGTAATTTTCTATAAAAGTATTTGAGTTTTCCACATTGTAAAGACCTTCAATAATGTCTACAATATCTATTTTTACCACCCTCTTTACTACGGTATATTTAAAACCATACCAACTTTTATAAAATTGGAGTTTGTTATTTTATCCTTGTTGGCATTAAAAATATCCTTCCACTTACTGCCGTCACCATAAATGCGTTTGGCTATTTTCCAAAGGCTATCACCGGAAACAACAGTATAGGTATTTGCCTTCTTTTCCGTATCTGTTCTCTCTGTGGATAAACTACTTTCCCTACTTCCTTCAACATATACAGCACCAAAAGCTCTGTACTCCCTTAAAGTAATATCTATAATAACGTCATAGCCATTGTCGGCAGATTCTGTAAAGCTATAATCTTCTATAACAACCTCAATATCTGTATAGCTCAAAACCTTAGCAATATTAACTTCTCTTGTAATTACAAAATGAAAAGGTTTTAAATCTCTTTTCAATTTTTCAATAGCTGTTTTAAAGTAGTCTGCATCTTTAAAGCCATAGGTATATCTTGAAAATGGATACTCAGTATTAGGTAAAACAGCCTGAAATTTTATAGTTTTTAATTTTCCCGTTTTAGGAAAAACAACTTCATTACCATTTACGCAGTCAAAAAGTGTGTTTTTAGTGCCACAAGCAATAGTTACCTTTTCCGGTGTAATAGGCAACAGTATATCTCCTAACCAAAATTGATACATTATCTGCCCTCCTTCTCAAGTTTCAAATCTATTGCTCCTATAACAAAAGCCTTTTCCCTTTGGCTCATTGCCATAAACTGAGAGGGTAATATTCCAAGCCGATGTAAGCAATAATAAGCATAGTTGGCTTGAAAATCGCCCTCTCTTATTATTTTTTTGCCTTTTCTATATCCTCTCTAAGACTTGTAAAACCGTTTATTTCCTGAACAAAGGAAACGAGAGCATCATATTCTCCTGGGCAATCTACAATAGCCTTTAAAAGTGATTCCGGAGTTTTTTTGCCATAACTATCCTGTAAATCAGCGTCATATAAATTTGGGTAAACTACAGACATAGCCGTAATTTTATTTAAATACTTGTTTACATTAAGCCTGTATTTGCCACCCTTTTCCTCCATACATTCCTGTCTTATATCCTCATTTTCATCTGTAGTAAGGTGTCTGATATGCCACATTACTACATTGCCATTTTCATCTTTTAAGGCACTGCATACAGGCATTTCTCTGTTTTCCCTTTCCTCTTTATTACATTTAAAAAATAATTCCATTTCTCCCATGGTCTATCTCCTTTCTCTTATCTGTTTGTGACTATAACTATTTAATTGCAAATGAGTACACTCTGCTGTCATTAGGTGAGTAGCATAGAGCTGAGCAATATCCAGTGCTATGTTGCAAGGTACATATTTTTCAAGTAACTGCTTTATAGCCGGCAGATACTCTCGCCCCTCTGATGCTACCTTTATTTTTAGATTGTATTCATCAGTAAATTCATACTCTACGCCTGAAGAAAATTTCATTAAAAGAGAAATCAAGTCCTGTTTTCCTTTTCTCATTTCAGCTAAAATATTGTATCGCCTTAAAGCCACTGAATTTCCTTCTCCATTTATGCCAAGTATTTTCTCCATACGACTTAAGCCTTGATTTTCAGCAGTCATAACAAAATTTTCTTTCATAAAATCGGCAATAGCCTTTTGTATTTCCTCATTTTCAATGTCAAAAGCTGAATTTATAATGCCAAATTCCTTTACATTTCTGAGAAACAAAGGTAAATAATCATTTAAAGCCATAGCTTACACCTCCATATTTATAATAGGTGTGCCACATATTTCATCATCAGCTAACACAATGTTGTGCTGACCCTCAATATTAAGCTGTGCAATGGTTGTTATACCTTCAATGTTGCATACTCTGGAAATAATCTGCAAACTGCTTACAGTAATGTTGTCTGTACTGCTGAATTTAGAATTAAGCTCGCTAAAATACTGTGTTACAGACTGTTTTATACTTTCCTTAACACTGTCCTTTGAATATCCGGAGCCTAAACTCACACTAATATTTATGGTTATTCCTCTAGCCTTTGCTCCTACTACATTTACTCTGTGACCAATAGGTGCTACACCTTTGCCACAACCTGTGCTGTCTGCTGGGTCCAGTTTTTCCTTTACCGTAGAACAAAGTTCACTGGAAGGAACTCCATTTTTGCTGTCAAGTATAATTACCTTTACAGTTCCTCCTCCGTCATAGGCTCTTATTGCTCTAGCCTGTCCTACACCACTTATAGCCTTTGCCCAGTTTATGTAATCAGCTTTGTTTCCACCATAGCCCTTGCTACCTATATTTTCAAAATATCTAGCTCTGAAACTCTCTGTGTCTTCCTCATCTTCACCCTCTGTAATAACAGAAGTAAGCACAGCTGACACAAGATATGGATTGTATTCTATAGGAATAAGTGTTCCAAACTTAGTATTTCCCACACTTCCTGCTGTGTCACATTTTAGCTTGTATATACCGTCACTTATTTTCTCTATGACGGTATATCTCAAGTCATCAAGAGCGAATTTATCTCCAATATTAATGTTTCCCTGAAATTCTCCTTTGAGAATAGTATTTGTGGCTTTCTTAGGCTCAAGACCTATTTCCTTTGCCCTTAAAACCAAATAATCTCTCTGTGCTGTATCAGCAAAGGACTCATTAAGGCAGTTGTCTAAGGCAACATAAATCTGAGCTATTTCACTACATACAGGGGCAACAGCATCGTATATTACAGAACCCTGCCTTTTGTCTACATTGCTGGGAACATTGGCAAGAACTCTGCTCATTATTCTTTCGTAAGTTAAATTTTCGTACATTTAATTCCCCCTAAAATTCAAATTCCTTTTCTATTTTCACATCACCCATAGATGAAACAACAGTAAATGCCACAAGTACAGAACCTTTTTCCTTTGTAATGACAAAATCTGTCACACTTTCTACTCTGTCATCTGTTAATAACGCTTCCTCTATTCTGCCCTTTATAACAGCACATACATAGGAAATAGGCTTTCCTATAAGGTCCTTTATTTCAATACCATAATTTCTGGAATATATAATGTAATCATATCTGTCAGTAGAGAGAATACAGTATATACTCTGTCTTAAAGCCTCCAGACTGTCGCAATATCCATTTACTTCTGTACTTTTTAGCCTGTAGGTATAACTAGGGCTTTGTGTAATTTCTTCTGCTTTTATTACTTCCGGTGTCACACTTATCCCTCCCTGTCTAGCACGATGTATCTCTGACCACCTTGTTGTCTTAGCATAATTACTGTGTCCTCTTTTTTAAGGCTGTTGTCTATTTTCATAGCCACAGTTCTGTCATCTATATGGACATTTATTGTCCTTTCTCTCAAATGTTCAGCTATAATAATAAAATCCTTTGTAAGAATAAGCCTTTGCTCTGTTTCTATTTTTAATGGACTTTCACTTATAACCTTTCCAAAAACAGCCTCCAAAGGCTTTTGAGAGTTAATAGCCTCCTGTGCCAATATTTTTACAGCATTACATAAATCACTCATTTAAAACACCTCCGTCAACTGTAAGCCACATATATTCCTCATTATCTCTGTAGGTATGTTCGCACTCCTTGACAGTAAATCTGTTGTTAAGTACAAAATCACCAATATCTAAATTGACATTTATAATAGTTCCTGCTCTCATTGAAATATCTCCAAAGGTACATATTTTTAAAGTTCTGGACTTTGTTTTGTACTTGTTTAAAAGCATATTTGCATAGGCATTACCATCTATGTTTTCTCCAATATGCTCATAAAGTTGTAAAAGTCCCCATTCCTTTATTTTTTCAGTGTCCTTAGCTGTATATACATTGCTAACGTGAGTATATTTGGTAGTTTTTTCATACTTTAGCTTTACACTGTTGTAAACATTAGAGTCAATAGAGCTTGTGTATTTATATTCAATAATGTCACTGCTGTCAGCCAAAAAACTAGACCCCATATAAAGAGAATTTTTCAAGGCAATAGCACCAAAATCATCATATAAAACATACTTTTGCCTGTTGTACTTTTCTGTACTTTCTAAGGCGTTGTATATTATGTCAAAAAGTGTGGAATTATCTTCAATTCTAGGTGGCAGTACATAGGCTGTGTTTGCTATATCTCCAGTTGTCAGGTTGTAGTCACCGGCAATCATTTTTAATAAACCACCGGCTGTAATGTTGCTGTAGGTATATGTATCTTTATTTTTGAAATACCTTAACTGGTCATAGCAGAGTACAGTAATAGGAGAATTTTTATGCCTTTCCTTTGAAAAAACATAACCCTTAAATATAGGAACATTGTTCCTGTAAAAGGTAACCTGGTCACCCTCTTTAAAGTCCATTACATTGTCCTTTAATACTTTGAATTTAAGCTCCCCAGCACCAAATAATCTAGTTGACCATTGTATTTCTTCAATAGGTTCAGGATTGAATATTGTCCCCTTGTGGTTTATGTAAATTTTGTTCTCCACTGTTTTCCTCCTTTGCCTTTTTCACTCTCTTTAATTCCTTTTCCAAATCCTCTACCCAAGGATGTTTCGAAATGGCAGTTTCTTTGCTAATAATGTTTAAAGACTTGATACAGTTGTCTATGGCCTCGCTTTCGTTAATAAGCATATCTCTGTTAAAAATAGGCTTTGTTTCAATATCTCCAAAATTTCCCCTGCCGGTGTTGGCAAGGTGCTGTTTGACAAACCATATAACTTTCATTAATGAGCATTGATATTCCATTTCCATATTGTTGGCGTCAATGTCAATGTCTGAATACATACTCTTTATGTTAAGCTGATTAGGATTGCCACTTAACTTTTCATCTTTGGCATCGTAACCCATACCATTTTCAATAACAGCCTTTTTAAAAATATCAATTATGGCTTTGTAATTATCAGCATTTACCTGTATAGATAGTGTTTCAACTCCACCCATAGCTCCGTCAATGGTTCTTACTTTGACAGCACCGTAAGTGGACAAATTCTGTCTAAATTCTCCTAAATTTTCTCCATCATAGTTCTTTAGAACCAAAATGGTGTTTCTAGGGTCTTCTTCCATAGAGTTGAGGAAGTTGCTCTCTAAAATGTTAAGACCGTCTTGTAAACACTTGACCCTTAATATAAGGGGTTCTTCACAATGGTTGTACTTAAAAGCAATAAGAGGTATTCTCTCCCAACCGTAACCTTGTTTGTTTGTACAAAAATATGGTGTAAACCATTTCTTGCCGTCATGTACCATTTTTCCTCTGTCTATGTAAAATCTGCTTATACCCTTTTTGTCATAGATTTCAATTTTTCGCCTTGTAATTCTTTTCTTGTTTTCATAATTGACTACATCATAAAACCTTATGGCATAGGCTAATACCTTGTGTTCACTGTCTTCCCATATGGGAACTAATTCCCAAGGATTAATACGCTTGAAAGCAAAGTTTCCGTTGCTGTCATATCCGGTAAATAACCAACCTAAACCACAGTTTAAACTGTCCTCACAAACAGCCTTTAAAGTCATATCAAAGTCAGCATTAAATATTTCCTTTAAAGCCTTGTTTAGCTTAGAATTACTGCTGTTTAAGGTTATAGGCTTACCTAATAAATAATTGACCTTTTGAATGACTAGCTTTCTGTATTGATTGTCAACTATTCTGTTGTTGGGAACATTGTGTATCTCCGTAGGCTCTCCACCTATGCCAATGGCAGTTCTTTTCTTTAAGAGTACATCATGCTTGCCTGTAAAATATTCGTAACCCTTTATCATATTTCGCCTTTTGATAGAACCTTCAAATTCTTTTATCTGCTCTAAAATGTATTCTTCATTTGTCATAAAACCATTTTTTATTGCTTCGTTAATGAGCTTTGTCTGAAAAAAGGGAAATTGAAA